TTCTCTTTTTTCACCAATTCAGCTGCCTTTCTATTGCTCAATTTCAGCATTTGAATTTCATAATAGATATACAAACGCCTTCTTGTTTTATCATAATGATTGACAGTATAGTGAAAAGGGTCAGCGGCATAGCCCCAGTCAATACCCCTTGCGATATGGTCAAAGTGACTGATTTCACTATCCGTAATCTCTCTAAGTGTTAAATTGGTAAAAACTTCATCGCCCGTACCGGTAACTTCGCCCATATATTCGTGTTGATAGGCTTGGGGCTTTACGGCTTTGAGATGTTCTGCTTCTATCAAAAACTGCTCCCCCAGCCATTCAGGCGGCACGGTCAAATACGTACTATGATGTACTAGTCGGTCATTTCTTTTCTGCAACACTTCCTCATTTACCCAATTTGACTGGCTTTGTGGCGGATTGTAGGAATAGAACACCACAAAATCGCTACCACCCCTCAACAACGACTGATTGATAGTACGAATTTCTTCCATACCACCAAACTCGTCAACTTCTTCATACCATATATATTTACAATAGCCTTTTCTGAATTTGGTAGATTTGATTTTTTTGGGCTTATCAGCCCCTCTAAATACGATTTTATTTTCTCTTCCGTCAGCGATGTACTTCATCTCTAGAGGACTTAATTTGCTTACCCAATACCCCTCAACGCCCAACACCGACACCGCCCATTGCAACTGCTCGTAAACGCTACCTTGAAGCGTCTGTCCGACTTTTCTAAGCACAACAGCATTTGCTTGAGTGTCTTTCATAATGCCTAGTATGACCTCTAGCGATATAAAAGACGACTTTGTGCTACCCCTGCCACCTTTCAGCCAATAATGGGTATGTCGAAATTGTTTCAAATCGTTATGAATTTCATAAAATGATGGTGCTATAAGCTGTTTTAAACTAATCAAACAGTATCGCCTTCTTGCATTGGTATGTCGTCCACAATCTGTACCGTTGTTTCGCCTTGCAATTCTACTTTTTCCGTGAATAAAGCATATCTTTTCCCTATGAGTTCAGCAGCTTTGAGCCTGTCTTTTGCTGAAACATCTTTTTGCACCAAATCCTGTACGCCTTCCCCTGTCAACAAAGCGACTTGCTCTTTCTGCTCGCCCCTCATAACGGAAGTCAAATACTCTAGCACTTCCTGTGCATCGGCGATTTTCTCATTTTTCAGCTTTTGAAGCTGCTGCTCTATATATTTTTTAATGTCAACATTTGTCAACAATCTTTGTCCTATTGCTCTCGCTGTTTTTTCAGAATACCCCGCTCGAATAGCTGCTTGTGTGGCATTGCAATCAACAAGGTATTCTTCACAAAAACGCTTTTGTTTTTCCTTCACAAGCATACCCCCTAAATAAAAAAGGAATAGCCATTTGACTATTCCCAATATTTCATATTACCATTATGTCATAAAATTACATTGAATTTCTATAGAAAATTTTGCTCAAAATCCTTTAATGCCTGCCCATGTAGCAAAACGACATATTGAAATGTATAAGCCATTTCACAAGCCACCATTTCTAATCTTTTATACTCCACATACCTTTTATAAAGCACTTGAATATATTTTGTATTATCCAAATTTTGTATTTGATTTATCATCTGGTGTTTTTTGTCAATAAATCTATCAATTTCGTCATTGATTTCATTTTCCATATCTATTATTTTTATTAAAATAGTTTCAAAATTTGCACCATTTTGCCTACTACTTTGTACTTTTTCTTTTGTATAGTCAATCGCTTTTATGTCCTGCAACTTTTTCAATTCGTACAATTCCTGCAATTTTTGATTGATTACAATATCCAATTTTTGTAATTGCTGTAAATACTCTTTTGCTTTCATAAATTCCGCCTCCTATTGTTTATCACAATACTGTATGATATACTATTACAAAAGCAAAAGTTTTTAGCGAAACGCATGTTTCGCTTTTAAAGTTTCGCTCAAGCCTTTTCAAAGGCTTGTAGGAGTTTGAGGGCTAGCCCTCAAGGTTTTGTCTTTCATACTTCACTTTCAAAGCCTGCAAAAGCCCTTCCTGTACGTTTTCCTTCTTCTGTAGGCTTTGAAAAACTCTTTCCTCAATAGTGCCTTCTACTATCAAATGGTGTATAATTACCGCTTTTTGCTGTCCCTGTCTGTGAAGTCGGGCATTAGCCTGCTGATATAACTCTAAACTCCAATTCAGCCCAAACCATACTATAATATTACCGCCTTGCTGTAAATTCAGCCCATGCCCCGCACTTTTTGGGTGCACCAGAAGCAAAGGAATATTGCCATCATTCCAATTTTTTATATCATTTTCTCCCTCTAATTTCACGGCAAAAGGAAATTTTTTTATTATACTGTCACAATCAAACCTAAAATTATAAAAGCACAATATAGGTTGTCCGTTTGCGGTGTCAACGATTTCTTCCAATCTTTCCAATTTTTTACGATTTACCTCTACACGACCGCCATCTTGTGTATACACCGCACCATTACAATACTGCAATAGTTTGTTTGTCAATGCAGCCGCCGAATTTGCTGTAATTTCTTCATTTAAAAACTGCAAATAGCTATCTTTTTCGAACTTTTCATAGCGTTTACGCTCCAATTCCGAAAACTGCACCGCCTGCAACAAATCCATTCTTTGAGGCAAATCCAGCCAATCATTTGCCTGCATAGACATACAAATATCAGAAATTTGTTGTTTGATAGCATTTTCCGCACCTTTTTTTACAGTATAATTGAATATAGTCGTCGCATTTCTTTGATTGGGCATAAAATATTTTTCTCTGTAATACGTCAATGTTTTACCAAGTCTTTCTCCGCCATCAATCAAATAGAGTTGACTCCATAAATCCATAAAGCCATTTGGGGCAGGTGTTCCCGTAAGCCCGACCACCCTTTTAGACAACATAATATATTTTTTCAAAGCCTTAAATCGTTGTGATTTTGGCGATTTAAAACTAGAAAGCTCATCAATCACTGTCATATCAAAAAACCATTTTTTTCCTATTTGCTTCAAATACTCCACCAGCCATACAATATTTTCTCTGTTAATAATATAAATATCACCTTTTTTACAAATAGCTTTTTCTCTTTGACTTTCTTTTCCCAGCACCTTAACAATTTTGATATGTTTGAGGTGTTCCCATTTTTGGCATTCTCTGCTCCAAGTATCCTCAGCCACTCTCAGCGGTGCAATCACCAAAACTTTCTCTATTTCGAAATCCCAATACATAAGCTGGTCTATTGCCGTAAGTGTAATGACTGTTTTTCCCAGTCCCATATCCAAAAACAGCCCCACTCTAGGCGTATCTATCACTTTTTGTATTGCCATTTTCTGGTATTTATGAGGTATAAACTCCATATTTTAGTAACACCTCTTTTCCTTTTTGTTTGCTATCTATGACATAAACAGCGAACCCCAGTCCCCTCAATTTTTTATGTATGAAATTCTGCAATGCTCTTGCGGTTTTGCCTGTAGCCTTCATTTCTGCAAAAAACAACACTCCATTAGGCAGTAGCACCATTCTGTCAGGCAATCCCTTCATACTGGTAGAATTGACTTTCAAAGCCAATCCCCCCACCTTTTTGACCTCTCTTACAAAATACTCCTCAATCAATTTTTCTCTCATACTTTTCACCTCATCACCACATTGCATAATGCCCACAGTATAGCCGATTGATTTTTCACTACTTTAAGTAACGGCATTTTTTTTCGCTATCTCTTTATTTTTATAACACTATAGACTTTTTTATTATTTTCAAAAAATACAAATAATCTAAAAAAAATTACCGTTTTTACCGTCATTTGTCTAAAAGTCTTGTAATTACTGACTTTTAGCGACGGCATTTTTAAAAAAAATCTGCCGTAAATCTGCCGTCATACTTATCATTTTTACCGTTAGTCTAAATAGTCAATAAAAAATGTTTTGTTTATCATCTGTATAAAAATGCCGTTACTCATAATAGTCAATTTTATTTTTACCGTTACTCAAAGTAGTCATTTTTATATAATATACTTCTGCTTTATTTCATTACTCATTTAGAAAAGTAGTTTTGTTCTTCATCTTTCCATATAAAAAAACATAAATTTTCATATATCATATTGCCTGTTCTATCCTTTTTTGCTACAATTCCCTTTGCTTTCAATTCATCAAAAAACGTCCTTTTCTTTACTCTCACTCTTTCAAAATAATCGCAATAATCACAATATTCTTTGAACATTTCAGAACGCCTAATATTGCAATCCTCTTGAGGAATTAAGCAATCTGAAATAAAAGCAAATACACTATCGCCATCTTTATAAATTTTCTCTCTAGTCTTTTTACTATTCTCACTTTCAAACACGTTATTTTGTGCTAATACCTTCTTCAAACCCTGCACCGCCATATATACCCAAAATTCCAATTCTTCAAGCATTTTTTCTTTCAAATATACGTCTTTTTCTTTCGGTTCTTTGTTCATTTCAATTACTCTCAAACGCCTTTTAAATCCATTAGACTTATCATCAACGTGTGGAAATCTATTGGCACTAAAAAGCATTTTGGCATACGGTCTAAAACTAAAGCTATCTTTGCCTTTAAACTCTGCCTGTATCATGTCACCGCCTACAATCTTTTTGAGTTCGGCATCGTCCTCAATAGTAATTTTGGAAATATCTGCACAAGTATTTGCTAGTTTAAAAAGCAGTTGTGATGAAAAAAAGCGTTGCGTCAGCTTGTCCATAGACAAACTAGATATATTTTTCTCACCAATTACGACGTTAAACATATCAATCAAAAGGCTTTTGCCATTTGCCCCTTCGCCTAACAATAACAAAAATATCTGATACAACATATTATGTGTCATACATACTCCCATATATTGGAACATCGTATCTATATCTGGTATATTAAATGATGTTTTCAAAAACTGTTGAGAATGTGGATATTTTTCCAAATCTGCCTTTGTAATATGTTTAAAATTGTGAGGTATCTGGTTCATACTGTAGTATTCTGGTTTGTGAGGCAATAACTCCATTGTGTTCACATCTAGCATACCATTTTTGAAATTGATACAACTATAGTGATATTGATTAAGTTGAGTATAGTCTTTTCTAATAGAAGGCTGTATTAACACTAATTCGTATATTCTGTTGATAGTGCGTGAATTTTGAAACTCTTTGTATATCAAATTTTGTATGATAAACTTCAATTTTTTTCCTTTTCTATCCTCTTTGTAAATGCCTTCTTCATACAAATATACTATATCTCCTATAGAAACAATATGATTATTTTTTATAATGTAATCTACAATTTCCGCATCAAACACGCCCGTAATATTTCCTTTGGCATTAAATTTATGAAATCTATCTAAAAAATGGGGATTTTGTTCATTTTCCTGCCCATTTTGTTCATTTTCTTGCTGATTTTGTGTATTTTCACTCTCATTTTGGCACGGTTTTGATGGTGTTTCTACAGTATTTATGCCATTAAAATCTCTTGTTTGAGAGGGTTCAAAAGTATTATTACAATCATCTATTGCTTTTGTGATGGTCATATCACCGTATGTATTGATGCCGTGCATTTCATTCCATTTGTTACGCATCAAGCCACTTGTGCGGAATATTCTGTCCATCTGTTCGAAATCGCAAGCTGTCCAAAATGCCAACATATTACAAAGTGCAATATCCGCTTCCGATTGACTTTTATAATAGTTTTGCCAATTTCCAGCATACAAATCCCCAAATTTACCACCGTTTTGACTTTTTATAGCAATTTCAATGAGTTTTTGATCCTCAAAATGAGAAATGCTTTGTTGTTTAGGTGCTTTCTCGCTTTTCTTCACTTCAAAATATTTTTCACAAATACTGTCAATTTGATTTTGACATTCTACTATATTCTGGTAATTTTTCAACATTCTACCTGTTACAGTGAAATACCTGCCACTATCATACATTTCCAGACCTAGCGTGCTATTTTTTCTGCCTGCTTCTATTTTTCCCTTACATATAATATGCACGCCCGTGCCACTGGGACTAATTTCGGTATAGCTTTGCAATGTGGTAATAATTTCTCTTGCCAATTCCGAAAACTTTTTATTTTGTATGCAGTGGTCTATGTCTATGCCTACATAGGGCGTATTGGAAAACATAAAACCTAAACCGCTTATACTTTTGTCACATTCCATAAGCATTTTAGCTTGTTGATATGTCCCCCAAGTATTTGGGTCATTGCTTTTGGCAGCCTGTCCCGTATTGGGGTCAATGGGTATTTTGTTTCTATGACATACCCAATTTTTGTATTTTTTCATATTCTGCAATATTTCATCACTCCTTTTTATAAAATTGCCCCACTCTATTACAAGCGGGGCTTTGCTTTTCTACTAAAATATGTAATCATCATTTTCGTCTACTGTGTAAAAACCTTCTTCTACATTGTCATCAATGTTGATGTCTGCAAAATCGTCTTCTGCTCTCGCTCTACCACCTAAATTTTCGCCTTCACGTGTTTTCATTAAATTATTTAAACCGCACGCAATGCCTTTATTGCCCGCAGAATGAAAAGCATAAAACGAAACACTCGCATAGCCATAACAACCAGAATAAAATTCCGTTGTGTCTACAATAGGCTTTTTGTATCTGTCAATGACGCCCGGTTTTGTTTTGCAATTTGCATTTAAAAAATAATGCCCTGTATAACTTTCGTCGTCGGGACGCTCCACATCGCCATCTCTCAAAGGATTTTTTAAATTAGGTGGAATTTTCCCGCCAAACTTTGAAACACCTTCTTTTACCGCTTCATTGATAGCCTTTTTCACTTTTTCTACTACTTCCTTATTTTGTTTTGGTATCAGTATGCTTACACTGTATTTCGGCTCATCATTGCCGTTAATGCTTGTAGGCTCAAAAACGTGTGCATAACTAAATCTAACCTCACCAAATACTACTTTAATTGACATATTTTTTTCCTCCTTCATATTATATGTAATTTATTTTTAGTATCAAAAAGTATCAACATTTATGTCCTTGAAATCACTT